GAGGTGTGGAAGCAGGTGGGGGTGGAGCAGCTGGAGGTGGTGGCGGTGTAGATGCAGGGGGGGTTGGCGGTGTATAACTAGAACCGCCTCCTCCGACATTACCTGCATTGTTGTATCCGTATCCACTCATTAATCTTTCCTCAGTTTAAGTCTATATTTCCGCTGGTCATTTTTATCTTTCCTTCACCTTGTATTAAAGCCACTTCGTCAGTCGCGCCTACCTTTGCAGTAGTGCCTCCTACCATACTGACATCTTCTGCTGACTTAACTCCGAATGATTTTGAATTCACAACAAAACTATCACTCAAATCAAAACTACACTTCTCTCCCTTGAAGGTGAAGTTCTTGGCTTTGATGTTGCAGTTGCCTAATGAAGTTATATTTAAACTACCACCTACTAACATATTCTCATCTAACAACTTTATTGTATATCCGTGACCTGTTGATTTTATCACCGTGGTTCCATCTGGATGAAATTCAACAAATGATCCACTTCGGTGATACACATGTATTCTTTCTGCATTGGATGAATCATCGACTTCAATTACATGTCCACTGTTTGACTCGTATACTTTATTTTGAGGGTACACTGGATTTGCGGGTGAAGATGGTTCCGTCCAAGAGACATCATCAATAGCTGTATCGACTTCCTCTTGCGGCTGTTTCTTAGAACCTGGCGTTCCATCCTGTGGAGGACCATACGCAAGAAGATTTGTATCTGGTCTCTGATCATACAAATCGTTTCTTACCGTATCATAAGGATCGTTGAATCCTTCTGCTGGTTTGTTTGGTTCTAAATTTATGCCAGGAATAGTTCCCATCATGACAGGCTGCTGTGCCTCTGTGCCATCTAAAAAGAAACCAAAGACATGCGTACCCGGTAAAAGACCAGGAACTGTTGAACCCTTACCTTGCGTACTTGCACTAGTGATTGGAAATATGGGATGCGCCCACGGCAGTTGAACAGTAGGAAGAAGTGCTAGATCTGGTGTATGATAACCAACGATACGAACTCTGGCTCTACCCATAAGTTCTGGATCTTTGATATCCTCTACAACACCAGTCCACCATACGAACTCCCCATTCATATTATACATTAGGTTTGGCCCACTTTTCTGCCCAAAGTCTCCACTCTTCTAATTCAGAATCAGTATAGTCTCTGCTTTTTAAATTTTCAATTCTCACTTCGTAGTCTCGATATTCCTGATATTCATTAAACTTCATTTTGTCACTCATCGTAATTCTCCTTTTTGTACTTCAGTCTCAAAACGTGACTCATCTGGAATTTGTGCTGCATAGGAATCTGTGCAGGCTTCTACGGTCATAGTATATCCGTCTACTTTACTTAGTGTATGTTTTATCGATGAAACTAAATAAAACCCACTACGGTATTTATCAACAAAATTAGAACCGGGCAATGCTTTTGGTTTTTCAAATTGAACAGTTATCTTATCCCCAATGTTCAAAGAACTATTACCGGAAACAACGAAACGAACCCTGCTATTCAAAAATGAATTGATCTGAGACATTCGTTGAATTTTAGATCCCGGATAAAATTTACCATTGTAAACTTGATAGTTTGATAAAAACCCTACACTAGAAGATATGGCATTATTTGTAATTGGAAACTCATTCAATGTGGATATGGCATCAAACGCCTTGTTATATGAATAATCATATCCGTTAATTGTTTTAGTTGATATGTTGTAGTTTTGAACAAACCCACTGTATATACCTTGCTGTATTTGATCAATATAATTTTCATTACCAAGTATGTCAACATCTTGTATCATATATCTCTTAGCTAGAAGATCTGTAGGAGCAAGTTGATTGGTGTCTGGATTCGATCCATACTTATAGAAAGCATCTTTTCTTGATGGTTGCTCAAACATATTTCCCAGTGACACAAAACTAAAACCATTAAAGTCTTCAAAGAAAAGAAAATTACATTCATTACCGTCTTTACGAAGGGCCCTTTTACTTAAGAAATTAATATGATCAAATGGAGTTGCGTAAGGCAATACTAGAGTCTGTTTGTCTTCTGAACTTTCTAATTTTATTGGATCGCTGCCTGGAAATGATTCACTCCAGATAGCACCACATATATTAGATAGTGTTCCTGTATATGATCTGGATACTTTCTTGTTTACATTAATCAAAGTTTCTGGAGATACAAAACAGAGTTTATATGTGGAACTGGTTCCCGAATCTTTTAGTACAACTTCGTCTCTTGAATATAACCTTAACTGCTTACTGACAGAATCACAGCCTGGGGTATAAAATTCAATGTCTAAAATTTCGTTATTCTTAATAGGAAGCACACCATAAAGATCTAACCCATCAGAAACCACCATTTCACATTGTAATGGCATTCCTCCAAATATATCTTGGTAAAAATCAACCGTAATGTACATATCCTTCATTGATATGCGATCACCAGAATCGAGAATTAAATCCATTCTGACGATTTCTACATCGTTAGTTTTTTGATAAGATGTTCTTGTTTTATTTCTTTTCATTCTAGGCCTGTATTACAGATTCAAAAGCATTAACAACATCATCCAAATAGTCTGGATGAATTAAGTTGATTGAGCGTTTGTCATCATTCAGTTCGGATTCAGTTTCATAATTTGTTTTTATGAAATCGGTATTCCTTGCACCGCTAATTCCAAGATAGGTACCCAACCTAGTTTGATAGAATTGAGGTGGAGTAGATATGAAGTCTCCCGTTGCGCCAGTTAATCCTAGAGGGGTTCCATCTGATATTGCTGACAAAGGATCAATATACCCACCAGTAGCCGTTTCAAAGTGATTAAGTCCATAGATCCCATCTTCTATTCTTGTTATCTTTGCTGTTGCAGGATCATCTCCCTTGTATATACCAATATAATCACCAACTTCAAATGCTTGGTATTCAGCGGAACCGCCTCCGTCAACTAGAATTCTAGCATAAGTTGGATCATGATCAACTACTCTAGCTCTCAGACTAAAATACTCTTGAGTAATACCGTAGCTATCAGCCGAACCAGTTGTATGCCAGATGGTATCGTTTATATTAAAAGTCAACCCTGATATCTGTTTATCATCGTTGATATCAGTTAGATAGAAGTACTTTCCAAAATACTTTCTCTTTATGGATGAGTCGAGAGCCGAGTATCCAAGAGAAATATCATAATACGGATTCAATGCCTCATTAACAAGAAGAACTACCCAGAAATAATCACTCGTACCATATAGTCGGTCTGATATAATTTCTGGAGTGTCACCGTCTTGGGTGTCATACTTTATGAAGAAAGTACTTTCATCTTTACCATAAGCATCGATCTTAACACGACGAATGATATCCGTGACAATTCGGAATCTACTTTCTGTACCGAACTGTTGAAAATAATTTAATACTGGAAATTTATCAAAATACATCAATAACCCTCATCAATATCTTCTCTCGTGAGAGGTCTAAGTTCTTTAAAGGACATGACTATAGTAGTTCTAACTGGACTACCATCCGGGAAGGTTGACATAACTGCGTTGGGTGTGTAGTCTACACTGATTGTCTCTAATACACACCTTCCAATTTTATTCAAGAATAAGTTTTCTCTGGTAACACTATCATTATAAACTTTATAATATCGTATTTCAAACTCTGCGGGTACATCTAACATATAACCATTGATTGCAATTTCGGGGTGAGAATACCTACGAAAAGCTCTTACAATTTTATTTACTTCTTTTGCTTCCTTTTGATTTCTTGGAGCAAAAGAAAAAGAAAAGTCAAATGTTCTAGTATTGACACCATTAAATAGCTGTTGCTGTCTTGGGTTTATTGCTAATCCAGTTACAGCCTGCATTGCTGCTTCTGAGTTTAAATCTGTTCCGACGATAGAAAGAACAGAATCTGCGAAAGCACCCAATTTACGTTTAAAGATGGGAGCAGCACCTTGAAGATCACCAGTAGCAATACCTTTCAACGCCTGTAATGTACCGAAATCGACTCCGTTGTAGTTAATGCCTGCGTTGTTTACAATTTTATTCGGAATGTATAGTGCAATATTCGTTGGAGCCTTTTGTGTAGCGGCACCCATTTTTATTCGATTATATGCAACTGAGGCTTCTCTATCTTTTATACCCAAACCAAGACTGTCGGCGTAGTCTATGGTAGACTGTGAACGATCTTTACGAAATGATTCGTCGGGGGATACGAATTGCTTTGTTTGATCTTTATTCGCCCGTGCTACTCCATAGTCAGCGACATTATTATTATATGTGGTATCACCCTCTGGATTAAAAAGGGCTTGAGCGTCCCGTCGAATAGCATCTTTTCCTTCCTCGGTTTTAAGAAAGGCAATTGCGGCTTTTTGGGCAGAGGTATCTGAATTTGTGAACCCGATAAAGTTGGTTATGGCGGATACACCCCCCGTGACTGTTTCAAGGAAGCCCGAATCGACTGACAACTCAGTTAGATATTCTAAAGTACCCTCGATAAAATTTTCACCCGCCTTCAATCCTCCAATCGTCCCCGCAGCAACAGCTGAAGCAACTCCCTTTCCAAATAGGCCCTGAATAATACCGGAACTGGCAAATTCTTCTGCCGCAGCAGCTTTTTCTAAACTTAGCTGTTGCTGTCCGAATCTCACTTTCTTAGATATTTCTTTCATTTCAGCAGAGGCACTCTCATACATGGTAAATAGAACAAACTGATTATATTCATCACCACCCAAACTCTGAGGATATTGAAGATCCTCTTCCGATGTGGTAAATACATTCTTAGGTTCGTTATTCAACCTAGCAAATACATCACGGGTTCTTCTTGATGTTGATCCTGCACCGGGCATTTAGTGCCTCCTATAGATACATACTTCTATGAGTTATAAGGGAAGATACAATTCTAAAAATCCCTCAAAGTATATAGGCGATCCTACTAAGATTATTTATCGTAGTTTATGGGAACGTCGTTTTATGGTTTATTGTGATAATAACGAAAAGATACTATCATGGGGATCCGAGGAAGTTATTGTTCCTTATAAATCTCCAATTGACGGTAAGATGCACCGTTACTATGTAGACTTCATTGTGGAGGTTTTAAAAACCGATGGGAAAAAAGCAGTAAAGTTGATTGAAGTGAAACCAAAGAAACAATGTTCACCCCCAAAGAAACAACCAAGAAAAACCAGACGTTATATTAATGAAGTAAAAACATGGGGTGTCAATTCTGCAAAATGGGAAGCAGCGACTGAATATGCCAAAAATCGTGGATGGGAATTTCAAATCCTAACCGAAAAGGAACTTCAACCATAATGTCAGACGGACTACTAATAAAAGAACGAGCCGTAGAAATGGAAAATGCTACTCATAGCATAATATACCAAAGAAGCATCTTCATCAAAAAGGATCTAAGATTTCAGATGCTTAGAAATCTAGGTTCTAGTCTAAAAGAATCTTTCAAAAAATTCTATCCCAGCAAAGAGGGCGACACTTCAGACGTAAAACGATTTGAGGTATCTACCTTCGATGACATAATTACTTTCTTTACCAAAACTATAGAGGTTGCTTTTGGTGGACAAGAGTTTACACCTAATGAAGTTACCGAATATCTTCTAACATCAGATGAGGCAATAAGTCCCTATGATATAGGAAGTGGTGGGATGTTTTTGTTTAAATACGAACCGACAACCAAAGGTAATTTAAAATATTATGATGCGTTACCTCTAATTATCATGGTAGGGAAAACCAATGATGGGTTTGTTGGTCTAAACCTACACTATCTACCGGAGAAGTATAGAATAGCTTTCATGAAAAAGTTATTTTCTAGCGTTGATTTTTCAAAAGTTGATGAAGATGAGCTTTTATCACGACTGGAAACGATGTCTGCCTATAAATTCATAAAACCTATCTACAAGCGTTATAAATATGATGGTGTTGCCTCTAGACTTGTCCAGATACCAGTTGAAAACTGGTTAATGGCAGCACTCCTTCCGATATCCAAATTTGAAGGTAAGTCGAAGCGAGAAGTTTGGGATGACTCACGAAGAATCATAACCGACGAGGAAAGAAGAATATAAATGCCAACACCTAGTATTCAAAAAGCAATGGGCCTAGCTGCTCAGATGTATAAACCTAGTAGGTTCAGGTTGGAAATACCCGAGTTGCCCTACCTGGCGGGATACGGACCAAATAAAGGGGGGAATCCATCAGAAGTTGATACCCAAATGATATTTTCTGTGGAGAATGTATTCTTTCCTTCCAGAAACATCTCAAGTGAACCATTTAAAACCGCTGGACCTGTATCCGAAGTTGCTTATGAATCCACGTACAGTGGGGATCTTGATATTACGATGAGACTTTCTGGTGATTTTATAGAAAGACAATACTTCGAGAGATGGATGGATGCAACTGTAAATAGAACAACACAAGAATTTTCTTATCCAGATTCGTATCAATGCGAAGCATTTTTACACGCTCAAGATTACAAAGGTAAGGACTTATATGTTGTTCGTCTAACAGAAGTTTGGCCTAAAGGTATAGGACAAGTAAGTGTAGGCCAAGGACTTACCGATACCATTGCTACCATGCAAGTGCAATTGTCATTTAGAAGATATTTTGTAGATGAACCACCAACATCTAATCCTCCAAGTGCCAATGAAGTATTTACCCGAGAACAAGAAATATTCATCGAGAAAGTTGATGATCCTACGAGTGAGTTCAACGCCGGTTCGGACTTCAACCCAGACTTCCTTTAGTGAAACTACTGTATATTAACAAAATGGAGAAATTATGAGTTTACCGAAAATTGAAGTGCCTGTTTATAAAGTAAAATTAAATGGGATAAACAAGCTAGTAAAGTACAGACCATATAAGGTAAAAGAAGAAAAAATCTTACTGATGGCTCTGGAATCTGATGATAGAGAAAATATCTTCAATACTATTGTTGATCTCTGCGAAGAATGTCTTTACGATGATAAAATTGACATTAAAGAACTGTCCCTCGTTGATCTAGAAAAATTAATCGTATCGATACGAGCTAGATCTGTCGGGGAAGAGGTAAAAACAAACTTAAAATGTCCACACTGTGAAGAATCTACACAAGTGGCAATCAACCTTGAAAAGATGAAAGAAAAGAAAGACGATAACATAATCGATACTCTTATGGTTGATGAAAAATATGGAGTTAAGTTAAGACCTCCCTCACTAAAAACCGTAGGACCGGATGCAGCAAATCAAACTGATCCTATCGGGATGATAACAGCATGTATAGATTCAGTATATGACTCCGAGACTGTGTGGAAATTCAGTGACTACACATCTGAAGAGAAAAAAGAGTTTGTAGAATGTCTTACGGGTGAAACGCTTAATAAGTTAAATACTCAATTTATGAGTAAACTGCCTTCAAATGTTCTGGAAATACGATACACATGCCCCAAGTGCAATGAAAAGGTAGAAAATGATTTGGAAAACCTAATTGATTTTTTTATCTAATTAATAGTCATACAAACCTATATGGCTATTACAAATCAAATCATGAATTAATGTTCTATCATAAATACTCTTTGACCGAATTAGATTCACTATATCCGTGGGAAAAACAAATTTATATTGACATGATAATCGATGAAATAAACAAACAAAACGAAAAGAACGATAATTGAGTCAAGAAATTGCAAAAATGGTTAAAAATTTACTTCTTACGGGAAGTAGTGACGGTAGTAGAAACCGAGTTTCTTTTGGTGGTCGTATCGGTGGTGCGAAACAGTCATCTTCCAATGACTCGACTGTAAACTCAGCTTTAAAGAATGATGTTAAGGATGTAATCATATCCGACTCTCAGAAATTTGAAATAACAAGAGAAGTCAGGAACTCCGTAATCAACATATACAACCCCAAGAATGTAGTTCTTGGTGGTATGGGTGAGAATGATCCTACTACAAGGTCAGAGAGAAGAGAGCAGGAACTAGAGGCAAGAAGAAGAAGACAAACCTCTCCATTACAACAAACAAATCCAGAACTCAGGAAACTGGGGATAGGTGCGGGTGTAGAAAAGGATAGCGACGGAGGTGGTCTTTTTGGTATGGGTATTGCGACTTCGGAAAGAATTCTTGGAGCCTTACTTCTTAAAGGTTCTGGATTGCTTACGTTTATAAACCCGTTAAGTAAAGGTTTTGGGGACGCAAAGGTTCTTCGAGGACCATTGGCAGGAACCATTGGAAAGACTTTAAGAATTCCTATCCAAATGTTACGGGGTTTGATTGGCGTAACAAGAGCAGGTGCAGGCGGATTAGCCAGAGGTGCTGATGCGGCTAGTTCCGCCATAGGAAGAGCCGGGGCCCGAGGATTTCCCACTGTTAGCGGTATGGTTGATAAAGTCATGGGTACAACCCGAGCCGGATCCGGAACTCTAAGTGTTTCGCGTCGTCCCCCCGCTGTGACCAGGGCTGCAACAGCAGCAAAAACTGCTGCAAGTATGGGAGGCCGTGCGGCTTTGGGTGCTGGTAGGTTACTTGTCGGTGGTTTGGCGATTCCACTTGAATTGGGACTGTACGGTATTACCGATACTATACGAAGATCCGCAGACGTTCAAGCTACTCTTCAATCTATACAAGAGGATATGAAAGGAGGACTTCTTGGTAATCAGACTGGTGCTAGACTCCAAATATTGCAACAAATGCAATCTGAGGGTAAAGGTCCAAGAAAGTATCACATGGACATGTCCCAGTTCTTTATGGGTACTGTACTCCCGCTCTTTGAGGATTCAAAAAAGAAATACATTCAAGAGATGAGGGAGTATGAAGAAGCTAAACAGATAGCTATGGCGTCCGCCAGGGCCGGTGGTGTAGGTATACCCATGCCAACTCCACCAACTCGACCAACTCAAAAAGACTTCTTAAGTGTGTATGGACCAGGAGCTTTCTTTATGAACCCCGAGGTCGGACAGAGAACATTTAAGCCCAGTACAATACTTGCAGCAGCAAATATGCACAAGGACAGAATAAAAGAACTCGATAATGGTGTAAATTATGGCACCGTAAACGGTGTCGACCTTTCTGGTATGTCTCCACTGGACATGTCAAGAAGATCATTAGAATCTCTACGAGAATCAGCATCACAAATGAGTCAAGCACCGGGTGCGTTTAGAGCAAACATGTCGGGACTAGATCAGATTAGTTCAACTTCTATGACTACTTCTGATGATGTTGTCAGAATGTTTAATGTAGTTGGTAATGCACTCAGTACAATCAGTAAGCAAGTTGGTAAACAGTCACAACCAATCCTTGATGTTCCAAACAATACTAGGCCGCTTCGTAGATCTATACCAATACCAGGTCGATCTGGTTCGGGACCCGCTGAATAAAAAAAGAGGGAGCAGGCTTAAACCTACTCCCTCTCAAATCCGTGCTTCTAAAAATCTCAATCTTCGCTTGCGAGTTGATTGAAGTAGGACATTGCATCCGCTCCCTCATCAAACGACTTAAGATTCTCCTCTCCAGACGAAGCACTTGATGTCTGTGGAGTACTCTCCACTGTGTCGGTTTCTGCCGTGGTCTCTCCACCACGATCATCACCCTGAAGAACTGCGTCGAGACGAGCCTTAAGTTCGTCATACGACTTGAAGTTCGACTCACTAACAAATTCATCCAACTTGTATTGAGTCTTCCACAGACTTTCCAGCTTGGCATCATCTCCGTCAAACAGAGGTGAAGCCGATTCAAATTCAGACTTGTCATAATTAACAAATCCAGAAACCTTACGTACCTTCAACTTGAAGTTTGCACCCTTCCAATAATCGAATGGGTTAACTGCTTCTTCATCTTGAAACTCAGGATTCATAGACTCCTGAATCTTGTCGAAGATCTTCTTACCATACTTGTAGAGAAATACCTTACCCTCGTTCTGAGGATTCGCAGGATCACTAACCACAAGAATGTTAGAGATGTAACTAAGACGGCGCTTACGTTGACGAGCAATGTCCTTGTCACTTTCAATTCCACTATTCCACAATCGACTGTTCATCTCGGAAACAGGATCCTTTTGTCCAAGAGTAGTCAGTGAATTTTCAATGAACCAACCACCTGGTCCTTTGAATCCGTGATTGTACAACTTGATCCAAGGAATATCCTCTCCGTCTGCGGCTGGTAGAAGACGAATAACAGCAAAACCGTTACCAGCCTTATCCAGTTCAGGACGCCAAAAACGGTCATCCTTGTAATTGTTCGTCTTGTCCATGTTCTCCATTTTCTTCTGGAGGCTTTCTAGACTTGAATTGGACTTGTTCTTAAAATCTGCAAAACTCATATGCGTTTCCTTTCCCGAGGGGCTACCTCGGCCTTACGATACTGTTGGGAACTCCCCAACACTGATAGAATTATAACACGGAATCGTACCATGTCAATATTTAAATTGGTAATTTTGGAGTTTCAGGTAACATATTAAGGATTTCACCTTCTGCCTGAATTTTCTCGATTATTGGTTTTGATAAATACTTTGCAGCAGCGGCAGGTTCTACACCGTTTTCTTCACATAGCTCAACTATGGCATCGATATAAGAACCGCCATTCAACTTCACGTATTCTTGTAGATCTGTGGTAAAAAGTCTTTCAATTCTTTCAAACATAATATAAACTCCCTCGGGATTAAGTATAGCATAAATACTATCACGCTTCAAGTATATATACTAGGAATAATGCATTCTCAAACGCGGAGAGAAATTAAATGGGATTCCAAGACGACAATGTAAGAGTTACAGTAGGTACTAGTACCGCAGGTGCTAATGTTGCCACAGATTTTATTAAAGTTGGTTCTGGGGAAACAGCACACTATCAGTACATGAAAGTGGCTTGGGGTGCGGATGGTACAGTAAACCTTGCAAGTACAACTTCAGGCAAACATTTACCTATTCAACTGTATAAAGACGGAACTGCACTCACCGCGACATCGAATGCATTAGACGTAAACATCAAATCACAATCTATCAACCCAATCCTCCTAGTTCAAGGCGGAACAGTTGATATTGGTGGTTTTGTTCATGGTGCAACCATACCTCTCATGGTATCTGGCAACACCGCAATTGGTGGTGCAATTACCATCAAGGGAACCAACCAACCAACTACTCCCGTTTACATCTCAGGAATTCAAGGTGCAACCCAAGTAGGTGTTACATTCGGAACCAATACAGTTCCAATCAGAACCGTAACCTCATCTTTTGCCGGTGGAACATTTACAGGTGATGTTGTTGGTGTAACTGGTCATGTTTCCGTTGACGGTGGTAGTTTCATTGGAATCACAACTAAAGATGGCGCACTTGATACTAGAACGTTAACTACTTCATTCGCGGGTGGAACATTCACTGGTGATGTTGTTGGTGTAACTGGCGAATTGACTACAACAGTGAGAGCTTTGGCAGCGACTTACGTTGCCTCCACTGGAGTGCTTGCTGGTGACATTATTGGTGTAACTGGTGCAGTGGAAATAGTAGAAGGATCCCTCGTTGGTGTTACATCAACCTTTGGCGGAGTGACCACTGGATTAGGTATTAGAGATCTTACGTTCGGTCAAACAGCAGGAGCCGTATCACCTAGCGTATTCGACGGTGTAATTGTTCGTGGTATAACCCAAGGGTATCCAGTAACCGCAATGCTTTCTGGACCAGCAAACTCCCACGGACATACGTTCGTTGGTATCTCTGGTGATGCACTTAAGGTTGCCATAACCAACTCTGGATTTACTGCTTCGATTACGCTTTCAGCAACGCAAAAAGTAACCAACACTGGTATCGCAGCCAGTGGTGGATTCCTAGCAGTTTCTGGTACAACAGGAGCGCCGAGAGCAATTCTAATCGAAGGAACTGCGGATGGTGTTTCGATTGGTATCGTCGGAAACATGATTGGTATTACTGCTAATACGCCACTTGCCATCACAGGTGCAGATGGACCACTAGCAGTGATGTCAACTAATTTGGATATTCGAGGATTAACTGTAGTACCCGCTACTGCAAATGGATCTGCAAATAACAGTGATCACATTGTAATTCACGGACATGTAAATGCAGGTATTGCAGGAGGTAGTGTAACCGCAGGTGTTACTGGCGCACTACCAACGATGATATACTCTGCGGGTGGAACTGCTGCCAAATTTGTTTATAGGTACAAGCGAGGAGAACTTCGAGAAGGTGGAGACCAGCTTGCAGTAGCACTAACCGAAGCAAGTGGTATCTCTGGTGCTGATGCCCTACAGGTTCAAGGAAGACTTGCTGGTTCTGCCGGAGCATCTTTAAATCCAGTTATAATACGAGGAACTCAAGGACCATCTGATTCCGATGAAGGATTCATCGGAGTAACTTTCGGTTCTTACACTCCTAAAGTTGATGTAGCCGGACACTCTTCTGAATCAATTAAGGCTTACTTCCACGGATTCTCAGCAGCGCCTGTAAGTTACCATTCAGAAGGTGGTACAATAGCCCCAATTGGTGTGTCTGGTGATGCTCTGAAAGTTTCCATCACCGATGCTGCTTTAGAAGTATCCGTATCGGTTGGAGCAGAAGTAGACGTAACACCCAAGTCTGGAACAAACCTAGTCATTCAAGGTGCATGTGTCGGAGACGCAAACACAGCAGTTACTATACCGGGAGTGTTCGTATCAGGAACCGCAGGTTCATATGTAGATTCTCCAGTAAGAGTAATGGGCGCACATCCCGCATCTCTCGAAGCAGGATTACCAGTTGGAGTTACGAGCGAGGCGTTCCATCATGTTCTTGGATTAACCGCAGCACTAACAGATCTTCTAGCTGAATTTAAAGGACTGAATGGTATAACACTTGCAAGAACTTCGACTGGTGACGACATGCCAACTCTTGGTTACGAACTTGCAGCCAGACTTGATGACATTGATGAGTTTACAAACTTCAGTGGAATGAGAGATTCTCTCGGAACATTGGGAACCAGCGAATCTAGTGTCATTCGTAGGATTAATGAAATCCATGGTTACCTGACAAACAAGAATACAAATCCAACATGGACTGGTCCTAATGTTAAGGTAGAAGTTGATCCCCCATCTGCCCTGCAAACTGAAAACGTAAATCTTGCTACAAATGATAGCAGCGGCAAGACAGTTACACTAAGCAACACTGCAAGTCTGAAGTCAGGTGTAAAACTTAAGCTAAGTCCGGATTCAAGCGTGCGAGTATATGTTGGTGGTCCCGGAGTAAATGTGAGTAATGGATATGTGTTATTCCCCGGAGAAGAATTATTCTTGGAAACATCTCAAATGAGTAACGTAACATTATTTGCCAACGCAGGAACCGTTGTAGTTGTATATGCATTAGGATATTGATTTATGCCCTTAACTTCTATTCCTTATAATTCTAACTACGGTGAATGGTATCCATACAACGGAAACAATTATTCACAGCGTGCAAGATCTTTATTCTTTTTCCGGTCTATGAATTATAGTGAAGATGAGACTCCCGGATATCTCATTTTCAGAAATGAAGCAGACTATAGACCCATACCATCAGATGCATATGTTTGGCCAAACGATGTAAGTGGTCCAAGATCATTTTGGAATGATGGAACACCAATGTATAAAGTGTTCCTGAGAGAAACTGCAATTCATGTAATATTAACTTCACCCCCAGATGGTTCTCCACAAGAGGACTATGATATTGCGTTGAAATATCAAGAAGTATTACACGAATACTTAAACAAGGATATTACCTATTACTTAAATTGGGGAAAATTTCAACCAGATCCAATTAGCTCATCTGATCTCATAGACCTTACTGATTACCAAACAAGAATTTACAGACCATTCCCATATGTTTCCCCTATAGACAGATCCGAATATAACAATGAATCATATGACATCATAAAAGGTGGCACATCTCCCACTACTGGAGATCCAAATAATTTCCCCTATACCGAGGGAGATGAATATGATGTTATGAGATTTTATTACAATGCTTCGGATGGTAATGATGGTCCGGGTGAAGGAATAGAAATAAGAACAAACGGAGGACTAGTAGAATGGAATCCCTCAGCAGCATCATACACAACTGTAAGTGGAGATTTCATTGAGTCCAAAGAAAACTTTGGTGAAATTGGTGACTATATTCAAGTAAGTAATTCAGAAGGTGGTGGTAGTAGTCCATACAATGGACGTACCTTTAAGATTTTAAATAAATGGGAAAAGGGTGCATTAAATTTAGATTTAAGAAAATTTTATTATGAAATAAAGATGCAAGATGGTTTAGGTTTTACTGAAACTAGTAATGAATTTTTTAACAATATAACCAACGTATCTAAAAGACCCAGACTAACAATAAAATATAGAGTACCTAATTTCGGTTCTTTAGATGATGTAAGCACCGAAGGGAATAGTTACAAGTTTTATAGTTCTTACACCGATGGTAATCCTACTTATCTAACTTGGAACCAAGTAGACTTTTCGGCAAACAGACTTCAGGTAGACGCTTTTGGAGAAGAAGGGGCTGCCATATTCATAGGAAATGATGAGTTAGCACCCGTAGGTGGTTCTATGAACTTTGCACATGTTCACGGAAAATTACATACCGGGATACAGTCAACTTTTAATTCAGAAGATGAAAGAATTACGACTTGGAGAAAGGCATACCGATACTTAAACCGCTTCAACACTACAAGCGTAGTCATTGATCATAGCGATGGTCCAAACAGTGACTATGGAACATCAGGTAAAGGGAAGTTTAAACTTAAACCTGATCACGTACATGATAAAAATGCATTCAACGGAGTTGCAATTGAATATCCAAAAGCAATTCCACATAGACCACCATGTCTATACTCCTCATCACCGGAAGTTGCCAATTCTACAATTGTAATTGGTAACAGAGTAACTTCCACCGAACTGGTTAGTGGTAACTGGTTTGAAACTGAAGACAACGGAAATTTAAGATGGGGCGTATACAACATAAACCAGTGGATTCCTGAAGACGATCAAGGTATCGTGGTAGAGGAAAAGTCTTCACCTAACAAAATATACTTTACAGTAAATCTAGAAGACAACGGAAATGGTTCCACCGAGTTTGCAAATTATGATTACAGTGGATTAATCTCGTGCAAAGGAACAGTTGTTCCTGCCTATTCCGGAGAAATTCTACAATTCGATGATAATTATGGTTTCATGAATACCAACTACACAAATGAATCGGTTGGATTGGCGAATGTAAGTGCCGTATTACTTGACATCAGTGAAACTGATGAAGTTCTTAGATGGAATGGATCTAATTATGATGCTGCCCAACATTGGAGAAATACGTTCGATTACATGCAAGTAACTAATGTACGTCTTGGAGAAACACAAATTTTCTCAAAGCATCGATCATTGAAGCAATACACGTCAGATGACAAAATAAACTACAAGGTAGTAATGTATAACGAAGAAATTGCCTCATGGGACACTTCCTCTTGGCAAACTGATGATGAAATTACCATAACCCTTGTAAATAAAAAGATAATCAAAAATTCGTTAGCTCAAGGAAACCCGGAGGGTATGGAATACGTACCAATTTCATATCGACCTCTCGAAGAAGAAAACTTAAACGATTATCGTATAGACTATGCAGCACCAGAAAGTGGTCAGTTGTTTGACTTCACCATTGAATCAAATGGTTTAGAAAATGGAAACATCACCATTCAATATCTTGGTGATGTCTCCGATGTTACATTTAAATTATACGAACAGGATATAGACGAGTAATCAGGAATCCTTGTTCCAAGGGAAAAACTTTCGTACCCAGTACCAAATCTTCTTGCCACAAAGTGCGCCAAGACCGAAAATTACTAGGGTATAAAAAATAGTCCCAACAATATCACCCAAATCGAAGTTTTCCATATTTGTTTCCTTTCGTGAAACTGTATGATGCAACTTATGTATACAAAAAACCTCGACTCAAACTTTCATCACTGTGGGGCGCAGAGAGAAGGCGGGGAATGTTATCAAAACACTGCCTGCGTATTTGAGTCGAGGTTAAATTTCAATCTTCATTTTGCTTGTAGGCATTCTCCCACAGTTTTACATCGAATCTTAGATCTCTCTTTACCTTACCCATCATAACAAACATACAAAGGAATGCAAGAGGTATTCCGTATTCTATTGGAAGAATTCCTGAGAACACAACGACTATAAAAATTACATTTATAAACGTCATTAAAATTAATAGTGTCATTGCATACTGCTGTTCAAGCATTCATACTTTCCTTATCGTTAAAGAACTTCTTTCTCTTTTCAATAAGATCAATCCAGTGTTGCTTCTCGAACTCACATTCACGAATTCTAGATTCTGCAATGTCTCGTAATGTGGACGAATCTAATTCATAACAATGATGTTGTCTTACAAAGATAAGTTCTTTACCGTCCCACGTAGTTCTCGATAACCATTCATTAGACATCAGTGAGGTTCCTTCTGACATAAGGCTTCATCTGTAGAATACCATTCACCATAGATGGTCTTCAATTTTGGATCTGGATTATCTCCAGTCGCACTCTTCTTCACAATTCTTTGCCCCTCTTCAGATACCCAAGCATTAAACTCATTTGTCCAACGTGATCTATCATCATTACTTATGATCTTTGTTGTCACGAAACAAGTATCATCTTCATTCAAAAATTCCATTACGATCTCCTAATCAGTAAAAAGAGTTTTAGTGCTGTCCTTGTTAGATATAATCTTTGCTTTGGAAATGCCAATTATCCGAAATGTTTCACTTTGTGTTTTTAATCTTTTAAGTTGAACGCCATTTTGATCTGTACTGGCATTATCGATTTCATCATAGTACACCTTCAACTTAAAACTTTCCGATGATGCAATTTTTGTTGTCATCGGTTCATTATTAGTATTGTGGATTACTAGTTTATTACTCATCGCGTAATATCAGAAGATACGTTAAATCTACCTTCTGCAATTCTTATAACAGAACCATCGGTTTCAGTAATTTCAAGATCATAGAAGTGTCTACCAGATGGAATATTCTTCATAGTGGTGACATCTGCACTAACGAAGATCCCACCAGTAGATCCACCAGTAGGACCAATAGAACCTGTAGATCCTGCATTTAGATAAATACCACCAACTGCTGCTGAACCTCCAAGCGGAAGAGTGAATCCATCTATGCCACCACCAGTAAGTCCCCTAACTGCTGTACCTCCCGTGAAGTGGGCAAGAATCTCTACTGCATCTGTAGATTTGCGAATCTGCATATCCGCAGTATAACCATTGAGGTCTATTCCTGTAGATCCAGATGTTTGATATTCTAAAAATAGTTTAAAAGTTGATCCGCGATCTGCGCTGATATCATACTTTGCTGAGGACATATTGATCTCCCTTTATACTATTTATGTATCTCATCAGTAAACTCAATCAGAGTGATAGGATTTGAACCTACGACCTTTGCGTCCCAAACGCAACGCACTACCAAACTGTGCTACACTCTGTACATGCCCGACACGACTCGAACGTGTGACCTGCGGATTAGAAGTCCGCTGCTCTATCCAACTGAGCTACGGGCACAAAATTCTATTCAGTCAATGTTAGAGCAGGTCCGCTTACGGATGGCTTCGTGGGAACAACAATACCATTACCGAATGCACTGTTGTATTCGTTCATAAGTTCGCCATGGGGTTTCACTGTGAACGCTATGAAACTGTTTTTAATTTCAATACCATCGGGAACATCTACGTAAGGCATCCAAGGCATCAGACCAATGCTTCCTTGTCCCGTGGGGAGAATGAGCGATGGCTTCTTCACGACAACAGAATCTTCCTTAACTTCTACGTCAGCGAGAATTTCTTCTCCGCTGTTTAGTCTTACGATCTGAATGTTCATTATTTTTTTTACCTTTCTTGGATCCGAAGATCTTTTCATAATTTTCCCGATACTTATCGAGATCTACTTTTCTGTATTTATCACCCTTGCCTGCATGGTGTTGTCCACCCATAAACAACTCCTTAAACTAAAAACCACCAGCGGGTGTTCACAAGACTCTCCTCCATATCTTGGATCTCCCGCTGATGGTATTATGAAATAAGAATCGAGCAGTATAACGCCTAGACGGACTTGAACCGTCAACATTTAGTTTGGAAAACTAACACTCTACCAATTGAGTTATAGGCGCTGCATTAGGGGGGCGAAGAGGCGAACATTCTCTTCTTAGCACATATCGCTGTGCTACCCCCTCCCAGTTCCCGTTAGAATCAGACAGCTACTCGCTTACCGTTCTTATCGAAACTAAACTTACGGCTTGGGTGGGTGTCGTTCATGAAGTAACGAGTCATGCCAGTGACAGTCTTCTCCGTTACAACTTCCCAGTTACCGTACTGCTCAACCTGCATCTTGATGTCACTGATAGTAGCACGCATGTTAGAGACGCCGAATCGGCTCTTTGCTTCGCGGGCGGTAAGACCCTTACCGTTTGAGAGGTAGTTCATGACCTTACGACGCTTAGTAGTGGTGTTGCTCATAGTGGCAATACTCCATTGGTGGATGCTGTTTTCATTTAAGAGTCTTGGAATCGCATCCGTGTTCCTCAACTCGACTGTGTATATTATACTATATTTAAATTGCTTTGTCAACCCTATTGAAGAGTTTTTCTGAATTTTTTAATTTTTTTTCTATCGTAATGCCTCCAGCAGGACTCGAACCTGCGACCAGCGGCTTAAAAGGCCGATGCTCTACCAACTGAGCTATAGAGGCTGAAGTTCTCTGTCAATCCAACTAGGAACTTTGTCTGATGTTTTCCATCGAGCAAACCTAAGTTTATCTCCAATGTAATATTGCCTGTAGGCTTCTATTGAATCCTGCCGTTTGTAGTCTTCAGGCATTGCTTGTGCGAAGTCAGTATGTACTGGAGCATTAGGCAGATTCTTGGGATAGTTGTGATGAAGGTATTCGATAACGTCCTGAGAACCGTGCCTCTTGTCGTATCGTCTCGTATACTCCTCACACAACTCTAGTGCATGAGAGGACAGCCAGAGGTAGTTCTGGAGGTTCTTCATCACCCACTGAGTGCAGGGATGTCCACGCATCGTAGACTTGTACAGAACGCTCTCACGCTCGT